CTCCTTGTAGGCGTCCCGCATGAACTCTTGGTTCTGCCACAGGAAGTACCCAGCAAAGGCCACAATCCCCATGAGGAGGATGGCAAACAGCTTGAACGGCGAGTCCACATACCCGAGCACCTTGTCGAGTGTGGTGTTGGCGTTCAGCTTCTCATCGCTCATCTCAGGTGCAACATGTACAAAACAATTCCGTAAATGATCAGGCCAGCAAGGATCACCGTGGCTATGCCGATGGCAATGTACTCAACCAGCCTCTCCATCTTGGCCTTGCGCAGCTTCGCAGCTCTCTCTGCGGCCTCTTGGGCCTCCCTGCGCTTGCGAGCAGCGGCGGCTTGGAACTTCACCCAGTCATTCCACATACCCGGACGTCCGGCGTAGACCATGCGTTCGCGGAGTTCTTCCTCTTGCAGCCGGAGTTGTTCCAGCGCCATAAACTCTTCAAGGTCGGAGCCGCCACCCTTCTTGGTGACACTCTCCTGAATCTTGGCTTTGTTGTCAAAATAGTCGAAGACCTTGGAACCCAGAGCCGACAGTTCCTTGCCGTTAGCAAGAGCCGCCTTGATCACATTGAAAGCCGCATTCGCCGCCGCAATTTCCGCCAACATATCTATCACCTAAACAACGGGATGACAACGTAGGCGCACCAGACAATGAGCCCAACAGTTAGGGCCGCAGCGATGAAGCTAACGGCCCAATCTCTCATGATTAACGCCCCAACGAAAGAAAGTCTTCTTTGGAGATTTGGTATCCAAACATCCACATGATTCGGGGGGTGTTACCCTCAGCAGGTGTGACGTAGTGCTCAACATCTGATGGCAGATAGCAGTGCAAGTCCCCCACCCCAATATCAATTTTCTCGCCACCGATAAACAACTCAGCACCAGCGTCTGCGGCTTGGGTCATGACGTTACAACGCAACACATGGAGGTCGCCCTCCGTCGGGTCTTTGTGGGGGTACACATCACCACCGGGCAACGTGTAACTTACAACCACCCCGTCTCTACCACCTCCATAAACACTTTTTGGTGTGCCATGCAGCCCCAGTGAAGCTGTTATGCGTTCAAACACTTGATGCACCAATTCTGGATACTCAAAGCGACCGCCGTAGTTTCGGGTTGTCAGCCGGTCTTTATAAGCCCACCCAGAGCCGCGACTCATGCCAACATCCAGCCACTTTTTGTCCACCCCATCATTTACCCACGCATTCAAAGCCTCGCACGTAGCGAGGTCAAGAAATTGACGTTTGTAGATGATGTCAGCCATACAGCGGTTCGTTCAGCAAGCCTTTGGCTTTGGAAAAAGCCTCAGCGGAGCCAGCGCCCATAGGAATAGCGTCAGGCGGAATAATGTCGCATACGTCTTCACCATCACGCAGGGCGTGGATGCAAAAACAAACAGTACCGTCTTCCAGAGCGGTCAGTTCGTGGCGGTGGTCTTTACGGATAAAGATGATGTGCGGGGCGTGGTATGTATTTTCCACACCCTCCAAGACAATCTTTAAAGAGCCTTTTGCCAGCAAAGTCTGGTGGTCAAACTGGTGCGAATGCCCCTGCTCAACGTCACCAGCTTTAGCAAAGTGCATCTGCCGGACATACACAGACGCCACGCAGCTCACCGAAATTTCTGGGTGGTCGCTCATACGGGCGCTCCGGGATCAGAAACGGGAATGCTGCTGGTTTCAACAGCAGGGGGTGGTATGTAATCTGGATTTACCGCAAGCGTTTTTGTTGCCGGGTCGTACACTTGAGAACCGTCGGTGCAAATGCCAGACAACTTTACTGTTGCTTCAATCACATAGTCGGCTTCGTTGACTTGACGATCGCTACAAATGGTAGAAAAAATTTCTTCCATTGAGTTGACAAACCCTGTAGAAAAATCTTCCTTATAAAACAAAACGACAAAATCAGCTTTTCTGTAAACGATGTAAAACATTTTCTGCCTTTCAAGATTCTGTGATGAGGGTAAACGAATAATACAAAGTTTGTGTTACAAAATTAGTAAGGACCGACTTGCCTGACCGTTGTCCCCAAGTACTATTTCGAGGCCACCAACGAATAGCATCACTTGGTCCAATCCAAAATGTTCTTGGGCAATACCCCGCAGCGTTACCGCCTATGTTAAATTGGATGTTGTTTGGCTGTTGGTTTTGAAAGCCAATTTCATTTGTAGTAACGGCATTGCTAATAAAATTAGCGCCTGCATTTGAGGTACTACTAAGAGGAGAGCCTGAATCAGCTATGGGCATTGACGCGCTCATCACGCCGTTCGTGGTGCTTGCACCGGTAACTTGGCCCGACATATACCCAATCATAGTAGCGGCGTTGCCATTAACCAGCCCTAAATAGCCAAAGGCTGTAAAATTTCGTTGCTCCATAGGGGAACCCGCTGCAACAAACGGGTTGTTAATTGTCAGGTAGTTGATAATAACCCTTGTCGCTATCCCACTTGAGCTGTTTGTAAACAGTGTTGTGATGTTTGACGTAGTACCACCATTTGCGGTGTAAGTTACCGACCCACGTTGGAGTGAAACTGTTGTTGGCATTTGTTGCTCCTTGAAAAATTAAAAACCGCCAGTTGAACCGAAGGCGACGAATGGGCCTGCGCCACCCCCACCCGCCGCTTGGCTGACCCAAGCCGTACCGTTTGAAGTCAGCACATTACCTGCGGTTCCGGGGGATGTTATCCCTGTACCTCCGTTCGCAGCGGGGAGTGTGCCAGTAACCTGTGTTGTCAGACTCACACCAGACAGTGTACCGCCCAAAGTCAAGTTGCCAGAAGATGTAACCGTTCCGGTTAGGGTGATGCCGTTGACCGTTCCCGTGCCGCCCACAGAGGTTACAGAACCCCCGCCAGTACCCGCACCGATGGCTGTGCGAAAGTCCGCAGCACTCAGAGAAGAAACAGAGTTGTCAGCGTTAAAACGGGGGAACGTAACTGCGCCGGGGTTGGTAATCGTGAACAGATTACCGCCCAATGTGGTCGCGCCAAGGTTTGTCCGCGCAGCACCCGCTGTTGTAGCGCCAGTACCACCGTTGGCTACGGGAGTAATGTTGGCCGCAAGCAACTTGACTGTGCCAGCCGAGTTCTTAAAGTACAGGCGCTCGTCCAATAAGTTGATGGCAAGTTCGCCATCAGCAAGGTTGCCTGCCGTTGGAACCGCAGACGCAGTGGACGTGCGGTAAAGTTGGATTGGGGTAAAGCCTGTTGCAGCCATTAGAAAGTTCCTCCAGAGGAGATGTTATTTGCGATTGTAGTGAAGTCAGCCCCGTTCCATGCCACCAAGGCATTAAAACTAGGCGGAATCAATACCCCAGTTGTGGGGCCTGCGCCACGGATCACGATGTTGCCTGTACCCGCGTTGATCACAAAATACGCCTTGCTTCGGGCGGGGGCTGTGATATTTCGCGTTGTAGCTCCGTTGCTTGCTGTCCAGCAAATAATCGCCTGACGGGCTTGGTTTGCCGCAAGGTTTGTGCTGGTCAGTGTGACATCCGCATCAACGCTTAGCGTGGTCGTCCCAGCTACAGCGGAATCTAGTAGCGAGGTAATCGAGTCGTTTACAACATCGCCCCATGTGCCGTCGAGTTCGCCTTCAACTGGCAGGGCCAGTCCAAGCAGCGCGGTATTTTGAGTTGCCATACGTGTTCCTTAGAAAGTGCCGCCATTAACAGTGGCCCAAGACGGAGCTGCCGCGCCGTTTGACATCAACATTCGCCCCGCAGTGCCCGCCGCCAGTTGTACTGTAGTGCCCGCAGCGGACTGATATGGGACTGTACCCGCTGAGCCCCCGGCCAAGTTTGTTGCAGTGGTGGCCGAACCCGCTGATCCTGTGACGTTAATTGACCAAGTACCCGAAGCGCCGCCACCTGTCAGTGTGGGGGCATAAGAGGTGTAGTTGGTGCTGTCAAGAACAAACCGCCAAGCCGTAAGCGTTCCGCTGTTTCGGCCACGAACCGCCAACTGCCCAGTACGGTAATCGCCAAAAATCTGATGAACCCAAGATGAACTGTACGCCTGAGAATACAGCGCACCATCTGTCTGCCCGAACAGACTTACGGAGGCTACATACCCCGTCCCGTTATCGTTGATAGTGTCCGGGTTGACGCCGTTTGAAGAATTGCCGTTACGAAACTCAATCCCATCTATTTGGCTGGCCGAGGTAGCCGTAGCAGCGTTACCAGAAGTATTTTGGTTACCCGCAGTATTGACACCCGGTAGGTTAATGTCGGCAGTTCCGTTGAATGAGACACCGCCGATGTTTCTGGCTGTTTGCAGGGCTGTGGCCGTAGCAGCGTTACCCGAAGTTGAGCTAGATGTCGTAGCATTACCGTTTAGCGCAGCGGTGATCGTGCCAGCAGCAAAGTTGCCAGAGGCGTCCCGTGCCACCACTTTGGAGGCTGTGTTTGTGGTCGTGGCGTCCACTGTCCATGTCTGAGCGCCAGAGCCGTTGTAGGCCGTACCAGTCAGGTACGTGCCTGCGGTCAAGCTGTTCAGGTTGGAGCCCAAAGCCACGCCGGAGATCGTGCCTGCCACATAGGTAAACGCGGAGCCGTTCCAGCTCAGAACCTGACCGGACGCTGTAGGGGCTGTGATGAATGCGCTTGCCCCAGAGCCAGTGTTGTACACGATCTGGTTGGCTGCACCACCTGCTACGTTGGTAGCCGAAGTTGCATTACCGGAAAGCGCCGCTGTAATTGTCCCGGCAGAGAAGTTGCCTGAAGCATCACGAGCCACGACCTTGGAGGCTGTGTTGGTTGTTGTGGCATCCACTGTGGCCGTTACCGCAGAAGAGCCGTTGAAGCTGCCGCCAGTGAGGTATGTGCCCAGCGTCAGAGCATTAGCCACAGACCCAGCCGAGCCTGCGATGTTGCCCGACACAGCCGAGCCGTTGATGGCGATGTTGGTGTTGGTGACGCTTGTGACCTGTCCCTGCGCGTTCGTGACGAACACGGGGACCTGTGAGGCTGAGCCGTATGTGCCAGCAGTGCCGATGTTGGCGATGTTGAACGTGTAAGACGGAGACTCGCTCAGACCCGTGCCAGCCGTGTAGGTGATCGGCGCAGAGAACTGCTGGAACACAATCGCTGTTGTGCCGATGGTGATCGGAGGAGGAGTCTGCTGAACCCACGCGGTGTTGACGTTGGCCGTGCCGCTGGTCACCAAGAAGAAGTCACCCTCGTCGATCTGGTCCACGCCTGTACCAACGGAGTCCATGTCTGTTGATCGGGTCAGGATGAAGGGTGCACCGGGCGAGGAGTTGCCTGCCTGAGTCAGCGTATAAACGCCGTTCTGAGCGCCGTTGGCTTGGTTCTTGACCAAGATACGTGTTCCATTATCCGCAGGTGAAACGAACGTGTAGCCGTCAACCGTCAGAGCGCCGTTGGCATTTGCTGTGAGCGTGGCTCCGACACCGCCCGTGCCGTTGTTGTACGTGACAGCAGGCAAAGCTGCGGTAGTTGCATACCCCACAGCCTCGTGGAAGTGAATGCCCGATGCGATGGCGTCAGCGTACTCTTTGTTGACGATGTCTGTGTTGTTGACGGGCTGGGCGGTGATTGTTCCCGTTGTCAGTGCAGCAGAAGTGGCCGTGATGGCCCCAAACGACAATTGCGCTACGACATCAGCAGCGTCCAGATAAACTGACTTGCTCGATGGGTAGGTACAGAATACATCCTTGCTGCCTGCGGCAAACGGAACCAGAGTTCCGCCCGTGCTGGAGGACAAAACCGTAGTGCGAGACAGCGTAGTACCAGAAGCGGTATACGTACCGATGCCAACTTCCCAAGCCCCTGTGGTGTTGTCAACGATAGCGTAGTACGTGGTGTTACCGTTACCTACGGCGGCAAAAGATTGGAACCCCGCAGCCGCACCGGCCAGTGTTACTGTGCCTGTCCCTGCCGTGAGGGTGGTTTCCTTGACCCGGTCTTTGAGTACTAAAGCCATTTTTGATCCTTACGACGGCAGGTTTGTCCAACCGGGATTTTGTGTGTCGTTGACATTTTGCCAGTTCGGGTTCTGGGTGTCATCCACAACGGCCCATACCAAAGCCCCACCGATAGAAATAAAGAGTTGTACGCCTGTCACAGGGACGTTAATGACACGGATCGCAGAAACAAGATCAGCGGCGGAAGCGTTTTCCTGAATGACACCAATCACCTGAACACGCGCAGTCGGTGAATCAAGGGCAGCGGCAGCTTCAGCAACCGATGCAAAAAACACACGAGACCCGTTTACAGCATCCGTAGCGTTTGCCAGTTCAGTAATTGCTGCAAATACAGCGGAAGAGGCGGTAACCGACGCGTTGGTTCTAACCACTTCAGCAATTGCTGCACGCGCTGCACTTTGACTTGAGAACACCGCTGTGGCGTTGGCCTGCTCCGCAAGAGCCGCCAAGAAACTACCGGCAGCGGAGGAAGCGTCAGCGGCTACTGAAGTCTCAGAAATCGCAGCGTTGTAAGTTGTGGCCCCAGCAAACTTTTCGGAAGAAACAAACGCTGTTTCGCTGATAGAAGCAATCGCCGCTGTCAGTACAGAAACCACATCGCTGGAAGACGCGCCTTCGGCTATTGCGGCAAATACCGCTGACAAGGCACTTGGAGCATCGATAGCTACAGCAGACTCCAAAATACTTGAACGTGCATTAGATTGCGCTGCTACCGTTTCAGTGCCAGTAGATGTTTCACTTTGCGTTGCCAACAAAGCGGCAATGACCGCTTGCGTTTCTGCGGCGGCGGCTGCTTCATCTATAAGCCCGCCACGAGTACTGAGGGTGTCTGACGAATCTGTTGCTACTGCTGAGTCCGCCATATCGGCGAACACCACTTTGCCTCCTAGAGAAGCAAAGGGCGCTTGAGCAAAAGTAACATCGCCGAACACCGCGCTACCTTATCAGGCTGCGTCGAGCGAGAAGGTGTAGGTGACGCTCAATGTGTCGCCGCTGTCCACAATCTTGTCGCCGCCAGTGAAGTCACCAGCAGAGAACAGGATGCCGGAAGTGCCAGTAGCCACGCTGCACAGGAACGCGCCAGCAATAGTTTGGGCATTGGATGTCATAGTAAACGACGAAGGCGCAGCGGAGTTGCTGATCACCGACGGGTCAGCCGTTGTAGCTGTACCGAACGTCACAGCCTTGCGGTTACCAGAGTAGTTGGTGTTCTCGGTCCATGCTTTAGAAGCCAGCGTGTCCGTGGCAGCAAATGTGGTGCCGGAGCCGGGGCCAGTAACCAGACCCAAGAACCAACCTGCTGTGTATCCAGAGCCTGAGAAGTACTTGGAGTTCATGTCCTGCAAACCTTGGTTGACCACCAAGTTGTGGAACGTATCAGACCACTTCTCGACGCCGTCTGCGCCTACGCAAGTTACGGTGTAAACGCCACCAGCACGAGCACTGTCGGCTCCAGTGGGGCGCATGATCGACGAGGCTGTCACGACGTCTTGGGCTTTGCTTTGTTCAATGCTCATGATGGTTCCTTACGAAATTCGGATGATGGCGCTGTTAGCGTCGGGGGTTGGGAAAATGATCTGGAAGGTGTCGTTGTTGACGGTCTTGTCCGCGCCAAAGTCCAATACCGCAACAGACCTATTGCTTTTTGTCACGTTGTAGATCAACGCACCACGAGCTGTGAATGTAGCATTGGTCCAAGAAGTATTAGCAAACGACCAGTACGAAGTTGGAATGTTCAACGCGTTGTTGCCAGCAACCGGAGTCACACTGACTGTCAGTGTATTACCACCAATTGCATATCCCGTACCTACGACTTGCCCTGCCGCAGCGGGGTTGTACACGGCAGTAGCCGGACCCAAGTCGGCGGCGGCTGTGTACAGCGCGATCTTGAACGTGTCGGGCGATGTGGGGCCAAAGTTGTGGACGCCTTGCGGCAACTCCACCTTGAAGCTGGTTGTTGCGGTTTGCGCGATGGTCATATGACTTGTGTCCTTGTCTGCCCGGTTCTGTAGGCATCAGTGCGCTGCTTGCCGTCTGCCAAGTTCTTGTACAGGGCAATCGCCTGAACGTACCGTTCTTGGTACAGCTTGACCATCTCGACCTCACCCTTCATGTAGGTCAGCGCTTCATTCATGGTGCCGTACAAAAGAACGGAGTCGAAGTTATCGCCTAGCCAAGTGCGGCCATCGGGAGCATCCACAATCGACTCAGGAGCAGCGTAGTAATGCAGCTCAGCATTGTAGGCAACATCAGGTGTTGGCCCAACAATAAACGACAGCTCATCGGCGTCATTGGTCTGTGGTCCGAAAATGGCGTAGTGCTTGGGCTTGCCCGTGATGGCTGGGTTGGGGTACGCCTGTCGGATGAAGTTCACATCCTTGTCGAGCAGGTACTCGTACGCGCCGCCAGCAGTGGGGTAGATAGCCAAACTAAACACCGACAAAAAGTCTGCTGGGCACCCGAGGTACTTGTTACCTGCCGTCAGCGTGCCAGTCACGTTCTTGCGCTGGTTGGCTGGCTGAGCAACGTTGTATATACGCTGCTCCGCTTGGCGGATGAACGTGTCCATGTCTACCGTCGAGAAAACGTTCTCGCAGTAGTTGGAAACAGCAATGACCAGTTCGTCGTACGTCATGTCTTATGCCATTGGGCCTCGGGCCATAGTGCCTTTTGTAGCGCAGCCAGTACCACGGATTTTGATGCCGCTGGTCTTGGTGCCCATGCCATCAGGCTTGTTGCTGAACGCACCCACGCTCATATTCACCGTGTTCACATTGCTGTGATTCGGCTCTTTGCCGGGGTTGGTAGAGGCTTTGACAACCTTGCCGGTCATCGTGTGTGGCTCGGCGTAGACGCTGGCTTGGCCAACCTCTTTGCCCATCATTTTTTGACTGAACTTGGCCATATCACTTCCCCTTGGGTGCAGACGATGTACGCTGGTTCATGACCTTAGCCATGCCGCGTCCATATTGCTTCATCTGCAGGTTAGTCTTGCCACCCTTCGCAAACTTGGTCGGCGTTTTGCCGGGGTGCATATTTGCTTCATGCTTGCGCACTGCTTTTTTCGCGTCCATGTCAAACTCCTATCTGTACCGTTACTGTACCAACTTCCACATTCAACGCCAAGGTGTTTGGCGTCAACAAATTATCGAAAAGCCTAGACCCGCCTACCGGGTTCCAGCCCCACTGAATATCCCTTGAGCCGCCAGACAGGTTGCCGTTGTCGTTCAAGCCGGACGTCACGTAGGTTGTATCCCTGCGTGGGTTCCTCAGCGCCTGTGGGTCATCCACAGGGAACGTGCCAAGCATCAACTGCGGCTGATCAGGGTCCCAGCACTCCGGGCACACCAGCAACTCGTACTTACGCTGCTTGATGATCTCCGTTTTGAGCTTTTTGAGCTTGAACTGCTGACCACAGCGATCGCACATGGCAATCGCTTTGTGGCCTGCTGCAAACCGGTTTGACATCAGTAGCCACCGTTTCCGATGTGCATTGCGCGAGGAACAAGCCTGACCGCAGCCTTTTCGCGGTCTTCGGTCGAAGCCAAGTCCCAAGCCTCGTCATACTGCTGCTTCAGGACGGGTAGTCGCTCCATCGATCCGGGAATCTTCAGGGCAAGGTGATAAGCCAAACCAGCCGTCATGGCCTCATAGAAGCGGAACGGCATATCCATCGTGTTCACACCGCCGCCAGCATCTTGGATACGGCGCAGACGCCAGTACACAAACACGTAGGGCTGTGAGTTGTCTGGCACGGGCCAAACTGTAATTCTTGGGGCGTTGGTCAAACGCTCGATCCAAACCTGAATTGGACGGGCTTGCTGCAGCTTGTTGGGGATCGTGGCGTAGGTGGAGACGCTGATACGGGTGATGGTCAGGTCAGCTTGTGTTGAAGCATTACCTGCGCCCGTGCGGATGACGTGTTCGAGCAAATCTACGGTGTCGGCTGGCAGGTTGTACGTCGCTTGGCCGGGGACCAAGTTAATCGACCCCTGCTCGTACGTGAACATGTTTAGGCCACGGTTTGCCCACTGAGCAAACATCAAGTTCAGAGACCGGCTTGCCGTACGCAAGTCATAGCCTGTACGCAACTCACCACCAGCGCGTTCAAACGCCTCCTCAACGATCTCCGTGAGGTCCATGTTGAACGCTGTGGTGCCGGATGTAGTCATCTGAAGCTCGCTGTCTTTTTGGCGATGGTCTTAGGCTGGGCCACAAACTGTTTGCCTGCCGCCTTACCAGCAC